CTGTTACCTCTGTTTTTACAGAATCAATTGACTTGCTTAGTGCAGATACCTGCTCGTGTAGAGCTTTTACGGTATTTGCTAGATCGCTAAAGGCTGATGTTAGAGTACCCTGAATCTCAGTAACTGCGTCTGCAATTACCTGATTCGACTTAGATACCTCTTCATCCATAGCTGCATGCTCAGACTTCATTTCATCTTCTGACTTGGCTTCGTCATCTGACTTCATCTCATCTTCATCTTCCATCTTCTCTTCGTCCATAGACTTCTCTTTGTCTTCAGAGTAAGACTTCTCTACTGCATCTTCGGTTGGGGCATCTGCCTCTGGAGCGACCTGTGACTCTTCTACTACCTCATCAGACTTCTCAACGATGTCTTTTGTGATTGTTTCTTCATTCATAGGACTTGCCTCCTTCTTAATCTTAATTGTATTAATGCCTTTAGCACTATCAACCAAGAACTTTATCATATCTGTTTTTTCGTTATCGTTCTTTTCAACGAAACCTATATTTTGCATTGGAGCACCAGATGTTGGGCTCTGCTCAGACTCATTCTCTGACAACATGACTATACCAGATTCTGAATCCCAAAAAACATTTTCAATTTGGGTTTCTAAGCTTTCGCCCTTAATCATATCTACTCCGTCAACTTTTTCGACAGATAAAACATTTGCAAACTGATTTGCTGGATTATCTACAAGAGACAATTCTACCAGATCATAGTCTTTAATGATGCGAATTTTTGCATCCATCTTTTCGTCATAGCCGTCGTCCCACTTGTTCATTCTACCGCCGATAGAGAATCCAGACAGGGTTCCGTCTAAGACCTTTTCCCAGGTGTTTTGTGCACCCTTAGAAATGTATGTTGAAACGTAAACTCCAGAATAAAACTTCTTAGATTCTGGATCAAAGTATTTGTCTTCTTTAAATGAGACCATCTTACCAACTGCTGTTGGCTGATGCATTTCCCTAATATTCCCACGGAATTTTGCAAAAGCATTTAGGCTTGCATCTGTTGTGACTATGTCGGCTTGCTTGTCTACATTATCAAGTGTAGCAAATCCAGAGACAATGCGTCTCTCTACGTCCACTTTACTGAACGGCATTGATAGGCGAACGTTGTCGCCCTCAGTATCCCAATGGGCCTTTTGAATAGTCATGTTGTTTCAATTATAACGGTCTTTTATAAAAAAATTGTAAAAACCCTGTTAGTCTGAGGATCTTCCTTCTCCAGCTGGATTTCTTCCAGCAATAGTAGCTGGACCATCTGAAGAATTATTTGATCTTTCAGAGTCTCTTGCCCTATTTTGAGAAGTGTTAGCTCTCGCATCAGCAGACTGTCTTGTGGACATTTCAAATGGCTCATCACCATCTGGACGCTGTGGCAAGCCTAGTTTTTCACGTGCCTCGTTTGGCACCATAATCTGAGTCTTTACGTAACGCTCCAGAATCTGTGACTGAGCAATCTCATCAGTAAGAGTTAGCTCGTTAAACTTAAAGTCTAAAATGTCTGTCTTTTCTTTAATAATTTTGCTAAGAATTTTCTCTAAGTTTGCTTGTGCTGGTCTAGCGACTTGCTCTTTGAATGTACGGTCTTGAGCAAGGGCAGCAGCAATCTGAGAAGAGTCTCCCCCACCAATTTTTGACAATGGAACTTGGTGTGCTACAAGAATGTCGTCACGGTTTCTAACACGATATTCATTAAACGATGCTTCTTGAACTCCTGCCTCAATAGGCTCCATTTTAAACTCAACTTTGTTTGTTTCTGAGTCTGCTGGCAAAGGAATATACAGGGTTCTGTGAGACTGGCCCTTAAGGCTGGTCTGAAGAAATCTAAACATTTTGTCTTCTGCATCAGAGGACAGCTTTGCACCCTTTAGTGTTACGATGTACCTTGGGACACCTTTGTTTCCAAAGTAATCAATATTGTACTGTGACGCTAGCTGATCTCCATGCAAAGAAGAGATGGCAGACATAATGTCTGGCACTCCATAGAAAGTATTTAGTGGTGAGTATTCCTTGTAATGAATAATTTCATTTGGTCTTGGGTCTCCAGTAATTGGGTTTGGATTCTTTGCCCCGAAATTTCTAAAGTAAACAACCTTTTGACCAATGATCTGAACATAACCGTCACGCAGTCTACGTACACGCATAGTGGTAGCTGGGATGTGCCCAATATAACCAATTTCTCCAGCAACAGTTCTTCCAATTTCAAGATATCCGTTTCCAGTGGCCTGAACGTCTGTATAGAACTTTGTCATTACATTTGTAAAAGAGTCGTCGCTATTAAGGCTTTCTAGCCACTCACGTAGCTCAACCTTAGCTCTTTCAATACGTTTTCTTGCTTTATCTACTGCAGAATCATTGCTTGATGATTCTAGCTGCATCATAGTTCTTTTAGAAACATGAAAGTCATAGCCAAGACCAACAATGTTTTCCACTTTAGCGTCAATGGCTGCGTGGTTGGCAAATGATGTGTCGTAGTAGTTTGCTAATTCATAAAGGTTCCATGGTGGAGTGATGACATCAAACATGCCGTAGCCATTGTGAAATACAGAGCCAGGATTTATCTCCTTAGAGGTTGATCCATTAATTCCTGTGTTTCTTGCCAAAGCACTGTTTTGATACCCCTGATTTGTGGTGTCTATTCCAGTAAAGTCTAAGCTTTCATAAGATTTGGCTATGCGGTCAGAGCGTCTCTTAAAGTTCTTTTCTAATCCAGAAAGTGATTTTAGATCTTCCCACTTCTTAGCAAACGGGTCTTGTTTCTTAAAAACGTTCTCTTCTTGCTCTAGTTCTGGGGCAAAAATATGAATTGGTGGCTGGTATTCGTCTGACATTATTCGTCTCCATAAAGTTCAAGTGTTTTCTTAGCAGCCATGACTGCACCAATATCATTAAGTGATGGGATAAGACCTTGCTTCATTCGGTCAATCTGCTCACTATACTCTTCGTCGCTAATCCTTGCAGTTCCTGGGAAAAACACTGGAGAGCCGTTTGGTTCTCCGTGATACGCTGCTGCCTGCTTTAACTTTGCAATCTGATTTTCATCGCCCTTATTGGCTGGCACGTTTAATACGTTTCCATTTCCATCAGTAAACCATTTACCGTTGGACTTTTTCCAAACATATACACCCCAAGAGTATCCAGTTGGCTCTACCAACGTGACTTTAGCTTTACCAATAGCTTCTGCGAATTTATCTTCCATGACCACTAGTATACCATATTATACAGCAGAAACAACCCTACTTTGCCACCCGATGTTTTGATAGTTTGTGTACCCATAACTATTAATCTTTAATGGGGTATCATCATCAATAATTATTTTATTTGTTCCAGTATAAGTTTTATAAATATCTGCTGGGTTTACCCCAAAATATGTAGATGAAGAGAAGACCAATACACCGTTCCAGGTATAGTCTTCATTCCAGAAATCCCAGTCATAAACATCTATATTATCAAACTTAGCGGTATACCAAGACCTAAGAGTTTGTCGCTGAATTTCTTGTAAATTAGTGGACTGATATTGAGAAATATTATTAATTAAAACTGGGCCAGTTACTCTGAATCCTCCAACATAGGAGCTAAAATCTAGCACATTTGAAAAAGATATACCTAATACACCCCAGTCATTAAGGGTAATTACTGGCTCTCTAACAATTTTTCCATTCCAATAAAAAGCAATTCCATTTTCAAATCTACCAGTTTTAGCATTAATTCCATAAATTCTTGCACGGCTTCCAGAGGTGTCATTAGCAACTATAAAGAATTTTATGTAAGTATCTTTGCTTTCAATTTCAAAGATTTGCTCTGGAGTTGTTGGGAATCTTTCTTGACCATATCTAATAAATGCTTGAAGAGCAATTACTTTATAATTTTCTGCTAAGTTTTGATTAATAGGAATTGAAAGCCCACGGTTTACTAATGGGTCATAATTTCCAACTTTCTCAATGCCGCTGCGTTTTGTGAGATATAAGTATGGAGTGCTTCCTTTATAGATTCTAAATGGGTTTTTAGATTTATAGTCAAAGTAAGAGCCGTACTTTAAGTATGGAAATATAGATGTTCCAAATCTTGTTCCGACGGGATTAGAAGTTCTTTCATTAAAGGCTTGTGAAGCATACTGCATTTTCTTTACAACTAATGGGTTGGAAATAATGCCATCAATACTCCACTCTAAGTGTGTAACAATAGAGACATCTGCTAACTTAATATTTTTTGGTGGATAGATTATTGTTCCATCTACAACCTCATACTTGGTAGTTAACCATTCATCTCCAGGACTTACTACGTTATTCTTGGGGGCAAGAGCTTTAGTAAAATAAGAGTTTTTTGCAGATGTATTAGTTTTTAAATATTGAAATGAAACATATGATTTAACAAGGCTGCTGTCAGTATTATAATAATTACCAGTAAAGTTTTCTAATGCTGGATAGTCTAAGTTAAACTGAATAAAGTCAAGATCGTAATACTTCTTATCAAAAACATCTGAAACATATTGTGCAAAATATGTTAATGGCAAGTAATCTTCCCAGTATCCATCTATGGCAATGTCCATAGACATCGACTCAAAGTTTATCTTTGGAATGAGCGTGTAGCTAGCGATAAAGGTTTCTCTAAAACTATTGCTTAGTATAGAGTAAGACTCTAGGCTTCCAGCATCCAAGTCCGACAATTCAGAACTTGGTGTGCCTCCGTCTAAAACTTCGCTGTAGTCTGGATCGTCCTCAAAGGATTCAGCTCCTGCATCGTAGCCCACGTCTACTGGGTAGTCTTCAAAGACATCTTGATAATTATAATAAGTAAGCAAGCCCGAATTATCAAACAGAGATGAAATTTTTTCTAGATTTGCTTGTGTACAAAACCCAAACCTATTAATTTTTCCAGAAAATGTATTTTCAAAGGTTGCATCTCCACCAATTGTTAAAGACAAGCTTTCTTTATTGTTAAAAAATGACATAGCAGATTGTCCAAAGTATTTGGAGAATTTATCTATATCAATCCCAACGGTGAGAGTTTTGTTTGCTAAAACTGTTGGCTCTGAGTATATGGTTGAAACAGTTCCCCCAAAACTAAGCTTATAGACTAAAGCATCATTTTGAATATAAGATTCTAGATATGTATCTTTTCTAGTTTTGTCATTTATCTTAAATAATAGCTGCTTTGACGAGCTAAGAGATCCTGGCTTAAATACTCCAAAAAATCCCTTAAGATTTTCTTTAATAATATTTATATTTTCAAATAAAAGATATCCATCTTTTCCAGTAAAGCCAAGAAAAGGAGTTCCTAGCTGTTCGTCATACAAGTCTTCATACCAGTCTTTTTGAGTTGTGCCATCTTCAAATATTACCTTTGGCAGCTTATATTCTGGCACTGAAAGAGCTTCATCTTTTACCAATAGGTTTTCTACAATTGCCTGATTCCAGCGGCCGATGTCTGGGTAGCTATAGTTGCTTGTGTAGTCAGCAAAAGCATAGTCTATAAGAACAGAGGTTCCCCCATATGCACTGTTTGCATTTTCTGGATACTCTACCGCCTGGCCATAGGCAAAGCGTCTTTTAGCAACAATAGCTGGAACTAAGTAGGGATATATTGCAACACAGTCAATATCTAAAAATGGAACATTCTCAGATGCATAAAATCCTAGCCAATCGTTGCTTTTTGTAGTTCCACCTTGAACAATTGTTTCTGATGCTAAAACAACATCTGAAGTAGAAAAAGAAACTTCTATTGCCTGTTCTCCATTTATCAATAATGAAGCAGTATTTTCAGAAATTTTAAAGTCTAAAAGCATTGGCCTATACCACTCTGTAATCGGGTGTGCACCAACAGAATCTCCAACCTTAATCTTTATAAATGGACCATCTACGTAAATTCCATCGGCTGAGCCAATT